GCAGTTAGTAAGTGCTTACTAACCTAATAAGTGAGTGCTCACTAACCTAGTAAGTAAGTGCTTACTAACTTGTCAGCCTGGCAACCACGTAAGTAAGTGCTCACTAACCTGGGGGGTGGGGGGCCATCGCCTGGCCGGTCTCGGCTACGGAGGTATCAGAAGAAATTTTTTTATTTTTTGTAGACAGCCAACATTGCCAACATAGTCCACAAATGCGCTAATATCCGACCATGTTCAAATCGATACCATTCGTACCGCGCAAAGTGCAGGCGACCGAATCGCGTCTCCAGGCGATCTATGACGCTGCCGCTTTGGGCTTGAAGGGTGACTCGCTGGCGTTGGCTGCCGGCATGCTGCCTGCTGAGTTCAGACAGCTGTGCGAGCTGGATCCTGTGGCCGAGATGGCCATGCTCAAGGGCCGCGCTGATTCCGAGATGGAGGCGTCTAGTCACCTGCGAGAGGCGGCGCGTGCAGGCGACGCCAAGGCGGCACTCGCGATCCTGCAGCACAGCCACGGTTGGACAGCCCGCCAAGAGATTAGTGTCGACATCACGAACAAGATCAGCATCACGCAGGCGCTGCAGCAAGCGCAAGAACGCGTCATCGATGGGCTGATCACCGAACAGCAACCGGAGTATCTGGAAAATGCCCCAGCCAAAGAACGCGCTCGCGCCTAATGCCGAACCGCCAGTCAATATGCTAGACGCGCCGTCTCGCAGTTTCTTTGACCCGCGCACTTACGCGCAGATGTTCATGGATCCGTTTGACGTATCGACGGTAGCGTATAAAGAGGCTAACGCGCGGTACGACAAGAAAGGCATGATTGGCGGCAAAAACGACGCGTTCCGGCATTTGGTCGGCACAGCGTTACTGGCTCAGCGTCGCGGTGAACCCTACGCTAAGTTCATCACTAACCTGCATGAGACTGAAATACTGCCTGGCGGCTACGGCGCAAGAGGGCATTCAAAAGAGCAGGTTGACATGGACTTGTACAACAATCAGATCGGGTTGGAGATCGCGCGCAAAGCCAAGAACTATGACGATCTGATTCGTTTGGCGTCCGAGTACGTCAACACCAACAAAACTAGAACCTTGGTACCCCGATAATGGCACAACAGCCGATCTATGACGCCGAGGGCGAACAGCTTCTGATGTCGCGCCTGTGGGCGCCGACTATTGCTGACGACCCCGAGGCGTTCGTGCTGTTCGCCTTCCCGTGGGGGCAGCCCAACACACCGCTGGCCAAGTTCAAAGGCCCGCGCACCTGGCAGCGCAAGATACTGCGACGCATTGCGACCCACATTAAGAACAACCGAGGTCAGATCGACATGGACGCGCTACGAACCGCAGTCGCGTCTGGCCGAGGGATTGGCAAGTCCGCGCTCGTCTCATGGCTTGTCTTGTGGATGCTGACCACCCGCATAGGGTCTTCCGTCATAGTGAGCGCCAACAGTGAAGCGCAGCTCAGATCGGTGACATGGGGTGAGCTGACTAAGTGGCAAGCGATGGTCATCAACAACCACTGGTGGGAGATTAGTGCCACCAAGCTGACACCTGCCAAGTGGTTGACCGAGCTGGTCGAGCGTGACTTGAAGAAAGGTACGCGCTACTGGGCAGCCGAGGGTAAGCTCTGGTCGGAAGAGAATCCCGACAGCTACGCCGGTGTCCACAACCATGACGGCATGATGCTGATCTTCGACGAGGCATCGGGTATTCCGGACGCCATCTGGTCGGTTGGTGCGGGCTTCTTCACGGAGCCGATCTTAGACCGGTACTGGTTTGCCTTCTCCAATCCACGGCGCAACCAAGGCTACTTCTACGAGTGCTTCCACGCCAAGCGCAACTTCTGGCAGACAGAAAACATCGACTCCCGAACGGTCGAAGATACGGACAAGCAGATATATGAGCAGATCATTGCGGAGTATGGCGAGGATTCGCCGCAGGCTAGGGTTGAGGTCTACGGAGAGTTTCCATCAGCTGGCGAAGATCAGTTTATTGGTGCGAGTGCTGTCGACGACGCCGCCAATCGGCCAAAATACAAGGACGAGACGGCGCCAATTGTACTTGGCGTTGACCCAGCTAGAGGCGGCGCGGATGCGACCGTCATCGTCGTCCGACAAGGACGCGACTTGGTAGCGATCAAGCGCTACCACGGCGAGGACACCATGACGACCGTGGGCCGCGTGATCGACGCAATCGAGGAGTACCGCCCGGCGCTGACCATCATCGACGAGGGCGGTCTGGGCTACGGGATACTTGACAGATTAAAAGAACAGCGATACAAGGTGCGGGGAGTGAACTTCGGTTGGAAATCGAGCAAACCGGTCATGTGGGGTAACAAGCGCGCCGAGATGTGGGGTGCGATGAAAGAGTGGTTGAAGACCGCGAGCATCCCCAACGACAGGCAGCTCAAAGCCGACCTGACAGGCCCCATGAAGAAGCCCGACTCGTCGGGAACGATCTACTTGGAAGGCAAGAAAGAGATGAAGTCCAGAGGCTTGGCCTCACCAGACGCGGCTGATGCGCTAGCGGTGACATTCGCGTTCCCGGTCGCGCATCGGGAATCTGGGTATGAGCGTGCAACGCGTCGCAGCGACGGCTACACGCCAAGAGTAGCCGCTGCAACAGGCTGGATGGGGGCGTGATGGCTAAAAAAGGTGTGTCACTAAGCGTCGGAAGAGGCGAGAAGCTGCCGGTTAGTAAGGGTGCAGGCTTGACTGCCAAGGGGCGGGAGAAGTACAACCGCGAAACAGGCAGCAACCTGAAGGCACCCGCGCCGAGTCCGAAGACAAAGGCCGATGAAGGCCGCAAAAAGTCCTTCTGTGCCCGCATGGAAGGGGTGGTCAAGAACGCAAAAGGTGACGCCGAGCGTGCAAAAGCGTCCCTCAGACGATGGAAGTGCTGATGAAAACCTGTTTTCGGTGCAAAACTAGCAAACCGCACAGCTTATTTTTTAAGCATCGTTTGACGTCTGACGGCTATCACAGCTGGTGCAAAGAATGTTGCAACGAAGGTAATGAGCGGTCACGCGCTAAACAAAATTCAACGATTGAAGGCCGCGCGCGGGTATTTTTGCAAAACGCACGTAAAAGCGCGGCTAAACGCCAGCAAGAGTTTGCTTTAACGACTGCGGATATTGTTGATTGTTGGAATACGCAGTGGGGTGTTTGTGCGTACAGTGGGCGCAATATGACACTGGAAGCAGGCAAACTTAACACCGTGTCTATAGAGCGCATTGACAGCAGTAAAGGTTACACCGTAGACAACACTATTTTGGTGTGCCAAGCTATTAATCGCATGAAATCTGATTTTGGTTTTGAAGATTTTTACGAGTTATGCCGCGATGTCGCCGATTTTATGGGTGACGAATCGTTAAATTTGGCTGTAGGAGCGTACAAATGAAAAAGCCCGGCGACCCAGGTCTTTACGCTGCAATTCACGCTAAACGCGAACGCATCAAGGCCGGATCTGGCGAAAAGATGCGCAAACCCGGCTCGCCTGGCGCACCAACGAACAAGGACTTCAAGCAGTCGGCCAAAACGGCTAAAAAGGGGAAGTAAGATGCCGCTCGTTAAGTCGAAATCCGAAAAAGCCTTCCGAGAAAACGTCCGCGCCGAGGTAAAATCGGGCAAACCGGTCAAACAGGCCGTGGCAATCGCGTACGCAACCAAGCGCGCGGCGTCAAAACCCGCCAAAAAGATGAAATAAATGGACTATACCGGCATAAATAAGGCAGCAAAAGTCGCCGATATCGGTGGAAATCCACCGCCGGACGACATCAAGAAAGACACGCAAGACGTGCTGTCGACCATGCGAAAGCGCCTGCAAATGGCGATTTCGGCGCTGTCTGAGAGCCGCGAAGACGAGTTGGACGACCTGCGCTTCTATGCCGGATCACCTGACAACCACTGGCAGTGGCCAGCTGACGTTTTGGCTACCCGTGGTGCAGTGCAAGGGCAGACAATCAACGCCCGTCCGACACTGACGATCAACAAGTTGCCCCAGCATGTACGGCAGGTCACCAATGACCAAAGACAAAACCGTCCGAGCGGCAAAGTTATACCCGCTGACGACAACGCCGACCCAGAAGTCGCCGAAATCTACAACGGCATGGTCAGGCACATCGAATACATCTCTGACGCCGACGTCGCCTACGACACCGCCTGCGAGAACCAGGTGGCCTACGGCGAAGGTTACATCCGAATCCTGACCGAATACTGCGACGACGACACGTTCGATCAGGATATCAAGATTTCGCGCATCCGCAACTCGTTTTCGGTCTACATGGATCCGACGATCCAAGACCCGTGCGGGGCGGATGCCAAGTGGTGCTTCGTCACCGAAGACCTGCAGCGCGCTGAGTACGAGCGCATGTTCCCAGACGCAAGCCCTATCTCGACCCTGCAAGCGCAAGGCGTGGGTGACCAATCGATCTCAGTCTGGATCAACCAGGATACGGTCAGGATTGCTGAGTATTACTACATCGAGTATGACCGCGCTACACTGCACCTGTACCCCGGCAACGTGACGGCTTTCGAGGGTTCGCCCGAGGCCAAGCAGATGAAGCAGATGGGCATCAAGCCGATCAGAAGCCGTGAGGTCAACGCCAAGCGGGTCAAGTGGTGCAAAACCAACGGCTACGAGATGCTGGAGGAGAACGACTGGGCAGGCCGCTGGATTCCCATCGTGCGCGTCATTGGTAACGAGTTTGAGGTCGACGGTAAGCTGTATGTGTCGGGTCTGGTGCGTAACGCCAAGGACGCCCAGCGCATGTACAACTACTGGACGAGCCAAGAGGCCGAGATGCTGGCTTTGGCGCCCAAAGCACCGTTCATTGGCTACGGTGGTCAGTTTGAAGGCTACGAGCTGCAGTGGAAGACGGCCAACACGCAGAACTGGCCGTATCTGGAGGTCAATCCTGACGTGACCGACGGCTCTGGCGCTGTCCTGCCGCTGCCACAGCGTGCTGCACCGCCGCTGCCACAAACGGGTCTGATTCAGGCCAAGATGGGCGCGTCAGACGACATCAAGTCCACCACCGGTCAGTACGACACTAGCTTGGGAGCGACATCCAATGAGCGTTCGGGCAAGGCGATTTTGGCGCGCGAGCGTCAGTCTGACACTGGCACTTATCATTACGTGGACAATCTGGCGCGCGCTGTTAGGCACGTCACTCGTCAGCTGGTTGACCTGATCCCTAAGATTTACGACACCCAGCGCGTGGCGCGCATCATCGGCGTGGACGGCGAGACTGACATGGTCAAGTTGAACCCCATGCAGCCAGAGCCGGTGCGTGAGATCCGTGACCAGAACGACATCGTCATCGACAAGATTTACAACCCAGGCGTCGGTAAGTACGACGTCGTGGTCACCACCGGCCCGTCCTACCTGACCAAGCGTCAGGAGGCACTCGATGCGATGGGCATGATCCTGCAATCCAACCCGCAGCTCTGGCAAGTGGCCGGCGACCTGTTCATCAAGAACATGGATTGGCCCGGCGCGCAGGAGATGGCGGCTCGCTTTGCCAAGATCATCGACCCAAAGATCATGCAAGACAGCGACGAGTCGCCCGAGATGCAGCAGGCCAAACAGCAGATGGAAGCGATGGCGCAGGAGTTGGATCAGCTGCATCAGATGCTGCAAAACGTCGACAAGTCAATCGAAGTGCAGGACTTGGAGCGCAAGAATTTCGAGGCCGAGATCAAGGCGTACCAAGCCGAGACGCAACGCCTGTCCGCTGTGGCTGCCGGCATGAACCCCGAGCAGGTGCAAGAGGTCGTCATGC